AGGGAATCGAACCCCCCGGGCTGTGTCGTGTTTAGACCAGCACATACCAATCACGCCATGCATCTTGGTATCCCAGGATACTGAGCTGGGTGGATGATTGTTCGGCTTGGGAGATAGAATCTCTCTCCCGTTACCACAACAAGTTGAGATAGGCTTCATCCGAAGCCTACTCCGTCTGTCACCCCAATCCCACTTGTGATGGTGGGGGCGGGGGGCAAGGAAATCGCGAGATTTCCTGAGCTAGGACGGGGCTGGACCAAGGTCTCATACCACGCCGTCAACTCGGATTACCGAGTGAACTGGTGAGGGATGGCTTGATCAGCTGTCTCGGTTTGGTATATATGGCTTTCCACAGGGAGCCGTGAAGTGTGTAATAGTCTAGTTATCTGGTTGACCCATTTGGGCCGACGCCAGTATCTAGGGTCTACTAGTTGCACCCCCTAGCGTGTGGGTAGCCAGCAGGATTGGGGCGTCCTGTGATCGTAAGCTCGCTGATTATTTTATTTCATATGAAACAAGACAAACAACGACCTACTTTTACATTTCGCCACACCTCATCGATGCCGTTTCAAACAGGTACCCTACTTCCATGGATGTATGGTCCCTATTTTAGATTGCTGTCGTGAGCCCTGAAGTTGGATTTGGCCGACTACAAGCTTTTGTGGAAGAGGATTTGAGTCCTACAGGCAGGGTCCGGGAAGCGATTCCTGGTCCTTTACCTGAAAGACGCTTATCTGGCTCTCCAAAAGTTTGTTGCAGGAGATCCGATCTATCGTATGGATCGGCCCATCCTGCTAGTGGCGGGCTTACCTGGTATCATCCCGGGACCCCTGCGCTTGGCTATAAAAGCGGGGGACCGAGATGTGATCCGGGGTTGCTTAGCTATCCTTTCAGTATTCAGGATCCTACGGATCCCCTCTATATTAAAACTTGGTACTATCACCGATCCCTTTAGGGGGCTCTATGCTAGTATTCCTAGTTTGGAAGTGGGAAGGGTATTTCGTACCTTTCCGCGACCCAATTTTAATAAAAGGAATCCTATAAAGTTGTTGAGACTGAGTACCGCAGGTCCAAATGACTCGAAATCCGTCATGGGTATCGCTATTGATACCTATGCTTGGATGAATAGTCCTTTGTTACCTAGTCTAATAGAGTTCATCACTCTATTAGACGGTCCGTCTTCGGCCTTTCTTCGATTATTCAAAGAGGAAATCGGCTGGCGTGCCAAACATTCGTTTGACCCCGTCGGTCCTGTTTACCTCGGTCGATTATCGATCAAGGAGGAAGCGGCCGGTAAAGCTCGTGTGTTTGCAATAACAGATGCTATTACTCAATCTGTATTGAAACCCTTGCACGATTACCTCTTCTCGATATTGAAAGAGATTCCAATGGATGGTACCTTTGATCAAGGTGCACCGTTGGATCGTCTCCTCCAATTGCATCGAGATGGGGTTCTCGTTGGTCACAAGTTCCATAGCTTTGACCTGAGTGCAGCCACGGACAGACTCCCAATTCGACTTCAGCGTGATATCCTTGGATATTACACTGGAACTCGAATAGCGGAGCTGTGGGCAACCTTATTAACAGATAGAGACTGGTTCCTTAAACGATCACCGGTTACCGGTGCCCGTTGAGGAGATCGATCCTATCGTTATGAGGTCGGCCAACCGATGGGGGCACTAAGTTCTTGGGCTATGCTGGCCTTGACTCACCACTATATCGTCCGAATAGCTGCCATGCGAGTCGGAGTTTCCGACTTCACCTGGTATGCTATTCTTGGTGACGATATTGTGATTTGTCATGACTCAGTAGCAGCCTCTTATCGAGAGCTCGTAGACTCTTGACTGGGTGTCGACATATCGGTCGACAAGTCACTAGTTTCCGATCTCTGATTTGAGTTTGCCAAGAGACTTGTGAGCACCACAGGAGAAGTCACTCCTATCGGACCGAAGACCCTTCTTCTTGCTTTGAAGAGTTTGAATGGTATACCGTCCATTCTACTCGACATGGTTAAGAAGGGGATCTTCATTTCCGAAGAGGAGGTTGATTCATTCTTTGAGAGTATACCGACTATTCGTCGGTCCACTCTGAAAGAGCTCCTATGGGTGGTGAAAGGTCCGTTTGGTTTTATACCAACACGGGGAGGGTTATCATCCTCTATGAGGGTGACTAACTCGCTATCCCCGATACGGATGTCTTCACTCTTCGACTCAATAGACGAAGCTCTTTTCCGCGGTAGTATGATGGCATGGACACAGGCTGTGTCCAAGTCACATAAGACCTTATCGGACTTTGAGTCTCTGTCTAGACATGCCTTTTGAGGTATGCCAGAGGAGATGAGTGAGGACTCTGTCGGTCCTTCACCATTTTACCGTGAGCTGTTAGGTCAGTTTACTACTGACTTTACAGCCTTGGTAGTGGATCGTCCAATTAGACGTTTTATATACGGTGATGGCCCTATCCTCCATTTCAACTCTTATCGAGATGATTGGATAGATGGGATCGTCTTGTATATAACGAAAAAGGTTCAGGGGGCTAGTTACCCAGTCCCTATCTCCGATCCCCTCCGTCCTATTGAGGAGAGGGTGGAGATACCTTTTAAGTCTTCTGTAAAAAGTTTTAACTTTTTCGCAGAAGTAAGGTCTATTGAGCGCGCCAAGGATGCTACTAGATTCGGTTGAATCTCTCGTTAAGGGAATTGGGCCATTTGGCCCAATACTTACGAGGGTCTCGTCTTGTTGAAGACGAGGCCTATAGATGACCCTGGCCGGGGGGTATAGCCGGGACGGCGACAGTCGTCAGTGATTTGCAGGAGCTAACCGATCGAGGGCTACTAGGCCCTCACACACGGTCGGTGATCGAGGTTCGAC